GCGACGTGATTACGATTGAAGTAGTTTTTAGGTTCTTTGGAGACAGTCAAGATTACAGGCTGGCCATTGGACTTGATAGAGTCAATATTGAGGTGGTGATAGTGTGATAGATGAAAAAATACTTGATGAAATATTGCCCGTGCCTGACAGGGATGAGTTAAAACAAAGCATTCAAGACGAACTTGCTGAAGAGGGTTTTGTAATAACAAACTTCAACTCAGGAGGAATCTTCTTCACTTTGATGATGATCTTCATTCAAATAAGGATTGAACTGGTGAAGCTTCTGAGAGTCGTACTTAATAACATGTTTATATCCCACGCTCAAGGAGTGTGGCTAGAGCTTAAAGCGGCTGATTTTTCTAAGCGAAGAAAGCTTCCTACGAAAACTAGGGGCTACATGACAATTAAAAGGGCTGTAGCTGAAGAAGTCTTGAGGATTAGAAAGGGAGATGTTTTTAAGACGGAGCAGGATATTAACGGCGAAGAGTTGAGATACCTTGCATTAGAAGATGTGGTCATTCCTAAAGATGCTACTGAGTTTAAGGTGCTTGTAGAAGCCGAAAAAGAAGGTTCTATTTACAATGTGCCTCCAGGACAAATTAAAAAGTCTTTAACTCACATCGAGGGAGCGGACGAGGTAGTCAATGAAGATGCCTGGATCACAAGAGAAGGAAGTGACCTTGAAGAGATTGAAAGTTTAAGAAGCCGGATACTCAATTCGTGGGCTGAGCTCTCTACTCTCCCTATAAGCGACAAAATCAAAAATGTATCTGAAGGAGTTCCGGGAGTCCTCTTTGTGAGGGTAGATGATTTACATCCAAGGGGTCAAGGAACTATTGATGTCATTGTTACTTCTACAGCCGGCGAAGCTTCTGAAAATCTTTTAGAACTGGTGGAAGTTGAAGTTAATAAGATTAAAGGGCCTTATGACAATATCCTTGTAAAAAGCTCTGAGACAGTATCACAGGACGTTGAGATTGTGTTAGTAATAGCTGATGATGCTAATGAAGAAGGGCTCATTGAAAGGGCAAATTCTATTGTAATAGACCTATTTAAAATCAAAAGAGGGAGAAATCTTAATGAGATTTACCACTCTGACATCATCTTGGCAATAAGAAAAGAGCTGACTATCCTAAAAAACGTCAAAGTCCTCTCCCCTTCTACCGACTTGGTATTGGATAAAGACAAGGTGATTGTTTTAGGGAATCTCGTTATCACCTTACAAAGGGGGTAGCGTATGTTTGAACAATTTCAAGATTATATGTACCACTTGCTTGTCGGCCCTTTGAAGAAGATTTTTAAGAAAAACAATCAATTTTACATCTTGTTTAAAGTAGCTGGCAAGCTCTTTGATCAGACTAAAAAAGACATCTTCAGAGTAAGGCAGGAGTCCATGATAATCAGTGCTAGTGAGAAGCTTTTGAATGAACACGGCAGAGATAGGACTATGCCAAGGCTAAAAGGCGAAAGCGTTGAAAACTATCGCGTAAGGCTATCTATGAAGAATATCATAGCTGAGATGGCAGGAACAAATGAAGGAATACTTTTGGCTCTTAAAGCCCTTGGATATGAGAGATCATATATAGAGCCTTTTTATATCCATGATGATGAGCGATGGGCTGAGTTTATCATATACCTAAGTAGCAAAAACCCAAGCAGTATCAATGACATTAGAGTAATAGATAATGAGGTCATGAAAGTAAAACCTTCAGGAGGACTCCCATCTTACGGAGCTGAAGAAAATAGCCGTGTAGTAATTAGGTCAAACTTTGAAACGAAGGTCTCAAATTATCCCTTGTGCAACATGGTTATCTGTGGGGAATGGCCAAGTAGAGTTAACATCGGAAAGGTCTTTGGAACAAACAATACTCTACTCAGCAAAAACTATACAGGTGGTCCTGATTATCCGTTATGTGGAATAACTCAAACGAAAGGAGATGATTTGTTTTGAAGACGTTGACACAGATAGGACTTAATAAACAAGCAAGCAGATTCATAGACTCCATATCTCATGCAGAGTACACAATAAATGGAGCTGCTGGGACTATTGATATTTTCAAAACATCCATCGAAGGAGATGTTGTCAAAATATTTGTCTATTTTGATGACTCTGTGGACGGAGATGTGGGAAATGTCAAACTCGTTGACAAGGATGGAGATGTGGTTGCTGAAGCAGAGAGGACTTTTAATAAGCCTCAAACTAAAGGGCTTTATGTAGCCTTTAGATACAAGTTTACGGAGATGGAGGTTGAAGCAAGTGGAATACAATAAGACCGACTGGAAAGACCATATAGTAGACATAGATACTGGTGAAGTTATTCAGGAAGGTACTCCAATTAGTGCAAGGAATATGAATAACATCGAAGATGGAATCTTTAAAGCTACTGGAAAAACCAAAACAAACGAGAATCAGATTGCCTCTTTAATGGCAGAAGTAGCAATTCTTAAAAACGCTTCACTGAATAACCTGACAAATAACGTATTCTTTGAGAATTTTGAAGACCTTAATGATATTAAGTTATCCAATGGAATCTATGATCCGGTAGCTAAAAAGATTTATGTATAAAGTAGCTTGCACAAAACGGGAGCTAAGTTGCATCATCGCAACTATATTTGAGGAACTGCTTCCGGTGTGTGAAGAATGCAGCACAGAGTCTAAGGATGACGAACTAATCATAAAAGGCAGAATGGTTATATCAGGTAATGTAGCAACTTTAAAAGTAACTGACTATGGATGCGACTTTATAGGAGATATCGAATTGCTAAAAAGAGCACGAAAGGAGATTTGTCTATACGATGCAGCCCTTGATACTACAGAAAAAAGCTGAAATATTCCTAAACAATACACTCTATCCTTTGCTTAAAAACTTTCCAAAGGCTGAAAAGTTTAGCTTATCTCAAGAGTTGAAACAAGCTTGTTATAGAGCAATAAAAAACATCATGGTATACAACTCTATGAAAGGCGACAAGAAAATTCAATATCTTCATATGGTCGATGGTGATTTAAAACTGCTTCTTGTGTTGGTTGGCGTGGCAAGAAGTCAGAAGTATATTACAGAGAAGAAAGCTCTTGAGCTTCAAGAAAAAATATCTGAGCTTGGGCGAATTACTGGTGGAATGATAAAATCTCACAGCGTAAAGAAATAAACTAAAACAGGGTTAACTCTATTTGGACCGCTAACCGTGCCATCCGCGGTTACAATTCGGCCCGTCAATGGAACAACAATGGTGCCTCGAATCGCAACGACAACATCGGTTGGCGTCCCGCCTTGTAAGTAATTATGACTGATGCGGTTACGACTTCATCGGCGATTCCTTGAATGAACTTCAAGGGAGAGTTAATCCTTCACCTTCAAGGTGTAAACACATGAACAAGTCATGTTTGTCAAGCCAAAGAAAGGATGCCAAAATGACGAATCAATTATATCAACAGGTTTGTGACTTTGAGAATATAAGATACAGCTACAAACAAACACAGCAAGGATGTAAGAAATTCAGGAAAGACTCAATTTTATTTGATATGTGCAGGGAGAGAAATCTCTTGGAGATTTGGAAAGAACTTAGAAACAGGCAATACAAAATGGGTGAGTATATTCAATTTAAAGTATATGAGCCTAAAGAAAGGATGGTGAGTGCTCCGAAGATAAAAGATAAGATAATACAGTTTGCAGTCCATAACGCACTACAAGAAGTATATGAGCCTGTATTTATAAAGACTTCATTTGCTTGCTTGAAAGGCAAAGGAACTCATAAAGCAGTAGATAATGTGCAGCATGATATGAGGGTCTGTAAATGGAAGCACGGAGATGGCTGGATTCTCAAAATGGATGTCAAAAAATTCTTCTATTCCATAAATAGAGACATTTTAAAGAGGCTTCTTAGGAAGAAAATAACAGACCCTGACATGATATGGATACTTGAAGAAATCATTGACTCAAGCCCTGAAGGAGAAAAAGGAATCCCTTTAGGAAATGTGACTTCTCAGGATTTCGCAAACATCTATCTCAACGAGCTTGACCAATATTGCAAAAGGTATCTTAAGGTTAAATATTATACAAGGTATATGGACGATGTGATTATAGTGACTCCTACGAAGGCACTTGCTCAAGAATATCTTGATAAAATCACTTGGTTTCTAAATGAAAAACTTGACCTTGAGACTAACTCTAAAACAAAGATATTTCCTATAGCTCAAGGGGTCAACGCTTATGGCTTTAAGATATGGACTACTCACAGAATGCTTAGAGATCAGTCTAAAAGAGCTATGAAAAGACGTATCAAAGCAATGGATGAAAAGCTCAAAAATGAAGAAGTAAAAGAAAAAGACATACAACAGGCTGTAAATAGTTGGCTTGGCCATGCTAGGCATTCTAACAGCTACAATTTAGCAAAGAAAATATTTAGGAACTACCCTTATATCGAAGTGGAAGGAGAGATGAAATTTGGCAGAATATCAAGGTTTAATTGAACTCGGAGGACTCTATAGAAATGGAGTTATCCAAAATAGACCGACAAAACCATGGAGAATATCCTCGGGACCTGTGAGTGGTGTTGGTGTTGGTGACACTCCGGATTTTAATGGTCTTACGGATATGTCAAAATGGGTGATTGGGAATACGCCGGGAACAGCTGCTCAAAAATTGAGGTGGCATAAAATAAAAGATGGGTCAAAAACCCTTCTTATCTGTGACAGAAACATACTGGCGAATGTGAGTTGGAATGACCTAAACGGACAAAGCTTGGTATCGGGTAAAACGATAACTATAGATGGCCAACAGTACCTTATAAGGTTACTTACGGGAGGTTCTAACTACAGAAATGGAACGGATTCTTACTCGGGAGGCTCTCCTACTAACAACGAATGGGATAGGCACATTGTAAGGGAAGAAGTCACCTCGGGTCTTCCGATTCCTATATCTACTGACTTGGACACTACCTTAAACACTACAGATAGAGACAGTGCTCATAATCAATTTTGGAACTGGTTTGGGATATATTCTTGGTGCCAAGAGACTTGGACAGGTGGCTCCGCTGACCGTGCCATCCGCGGTTACTATTCGGCCCGTCTCTGGAACTTCGTTGGTGCCTCGACTCGCTACGACTTCATCGGTTGGCGTCCCGTCCTTGAAGTTCTGAACACTGCCCCTCTGATCTCTGACAGTGACAGAAGTTTAGGAGATAAAAATACAAACTTCAGCATCACATATCAAGTAAACGATACGGATGCAGGAGACACTTTGACGGTTGTTGAGAAACTCAATGGCACAGTGATAAGAACGGTAAACAACGCTCAAAGAAACTTCAATTACACCATAAATATTAACATCGGAAGCGTCGCCCTTGGGACTCACACTGTAACGATTGAAGTCACGGACGGAAAAGGTGGAAGTGCATTAAGAACGTTCACCTTCAGAAGGGTTAACTCAGCTCCTACCATATCAGGAAGCGACAGCAGCCTTGGAGACAAGAATCTTGGATTTACCATTACTTACAGGGTTAATGATGCTGACAATGATGCTGTAACCGTTATAGAGAAGCTTAACGGGAACACTATTAAAACCATCAACAATGCCCTTAAGAATCAAGATATCTTGCTTACTTTTACAGATGAAGACATTCTCTCGTTGCCTTTACTATCAAATAATACAATCACTATCGAAGCGAGAGACCCAAGCAATGGAGTGGCCTACAGAACGTTTACATTCAAGAGAGTTAATTCAGCTCCCTTAATATCAGGAGTTGATGAAAATCTAGGGCTTGCAGATGGGCCGATGTCAAAAAGTTACACGGTTGCAGATTCCGAAGGAGACACCGTTGTAATCACTGAAAAAATCAACAATAAAGTGATAAAAACCTTCCCTGCTGTCCTTGGAGCTTCCAACACAATTGTATTGTCCAAAGAAGATTGGTTGATGCTTCCAAATGGAACTCATACTCTGAAAGTGGAAGCCGTTGACTCAAACGCTGCCACATCTGTTAGGACTTACACTTTTGAAAAGCAAGAAACTGCCATTTTATTTGAGTTGAAACAGCCCTTTTCTACAGATGTTAGAGCTACTAAGGTTTTAGTGACACCTACATGGACCATCGAAGGGGCTACAATAAAAGTAGAGGCTTGCAACAATGCTTTTGACGATGAGCCTACATGGGAAGACATCACGGCCCAAGTCATGATCAATAGACACTACAATTTCACTAATGAAGATAAGACTGCTACTAATTGGGGTGTAAATATTAGATTTGAGGTCATTAAAACTCCTGAATATCAAGGAGAAGTTTCAATCAGAGGATTTGGGGGTGCTTTTGAATAATGAAAATTTTTAACGAGAAACCCCTCTCTCAAATAAGGGCAGAGAGGGAACAAAGAAGCATAGAACCCTTGCTAGATGTTTACGAGGCCATAGTGGCTATAGGGGAAGAGTTGGAGAATGTAAAAGCCGAAAAAGAGACTTTAAAAGCTAAGGTTGAAGCACTGGAAGGAGGTGTGAATAATGGTTAAGGACTATTTAGTAAAAGCTTATGCTATACTGGTTAAGGGAGGAAGAAGAGAACTAGACACTCTCCCTGAAGATTATCAAATACCTGTGGCTGAGTATCTAGTTACTCAAGAAGAAGGTAATATGTAAGGCAAAACAAAGAGGGTGAGCCGATACGCTTACCCTCTGAATTACTTCCTAAAACCAATAATGTTTTTGCCAAAAATCTTGAGACTTTTTGCCAAAAATTTTGAGCGGCTACACTTTACTACCACCTGTTGATGCCCTATTAATCCATCTGCAAAAATACATATACTTCTTTCATCCTGATCTATCATGATTAAGATGCCCTCTGATAAGTTATTGATTTTGGTATTAACACCAA